TAAACCTTCTGGCCGCGGGCCATGAAGCCGATCGAGCCCTGCGTGATGTCGCCGCGGCGAACGCTGATCATGAGATCGAGCCCGTACGAAGTTTTCGCGACGTCGCATCGCATCGCCAGGCCGGTGTCGTCTTCGCTCAGCTGCAGCGAGGCCGAGCTCTTCCGGCCGATCACGAGATTGGAATCGTGATTGATCAGCGCGCGAATATCGTCCTCGCCGATCGAGCGCGCAAAGGCGCCAGGTTTCACGACTTCGACGAAGTAGCCGAGATCCGCGCGTTGGTTGAAGACCGCGGGATGACCTTCGAGCAGCATGTCGTTACCGTCGACCTCGACGGCGCGAAACTGGCCGGCGATCACGCGTCGCTCGACGACGTTCGGCTTCACATCGCCTCGCTCGGCCGCCTGAAAATATCGATCGATCTGTTCCGGCGTCATCTGTTCGGGTTTCATGCTTCTATTCCTTCCTCGATAGGTTCGGGCTCAGCCGCGGCCAGGCGCCGCGTTGCGCGTTTCAGCGCGATTCGTTTCTGGAATCGCTTCGCGGCGATGAACGCCATCGATCGCGCGAGATCCGTCACGTCGGCCTGGTCGATCTGATCATCGTCGACGTCGCCGGCGGTATTGCCTTCCGGATCCGTCTCGCCGCCGGCGGCCTCGGCGACGTCCTGCATGTTGAGCGGTTCCATGTAGCGATCGCCGCCCTCGATCCGGTTCATGTTTTCCTTCTCGCGAACGTCGTTCACGCTGAGCCAGCCGCCCATGCGGCCGAGCGAGTAGGATCGATACCTCGAGAGAATGTCGCCGCGCATCAGATAGTCGGCGTTGAATTCGACGAAGATCGTCGAGGCCTCGCGCGCCGAAAGAAGCGAGCATTCAATCTCCTGTTCCCAGTTTTCGAACCAGTCGCCGAGGCAGTCCTGAATGAACTCGATCGACTGATGCTCGATATTTGAGAACGTGGCGCGCGAGAGCTCGGCGATTTTGTGAGGCGGAACGCCGAAGAGTCGCGCGATGTCGATCGCTTGAAACTGGCGCGTCTGAAGAAACTGCATGTCCTCGGGAGGTATGCCCACGTCCTGATATTTCAGGCCTTCCTCGAGGATCGCGATCCGATGCGCGCCACGAAGCCCGCGGTGAAGATCTTCGAAGCTCTCGCGAAGATTCTTTCGACCTTCGGATCCGAGCTTGTTCGCCGTCGTGAGGAAGCCGCCTGGCCGGCCATTGTTGTCGAAGAAACGCGCGCCGTATTCCTGCGCCGCCTGGTCGAGGCCGACGGTCTGGCGCGCGACCTTGATCGGCCCGAGCCCCATCACGCCGTCTGTCTCGAGGCCTCGAATGTGCAGGATGTTGTGACCTGGAAGCGTGACCTCGGTCCCGTCGTTCAGCCGGTAGGAATAGAAGAGCCCCATTCCGGAATCTCGCGCCGCGGCGTCGGTCAATGGAACGTCACCACAAACGCGAACGCGATCCGGCCGCCAAGGCCATAGGCCGACGACGCGACCGTTCGCCGAGATCTCGATCTCGGCGTAAGCGTTGCCCCACAAAAGCGCCCAGGCCTGCATCATGCGCTTGAAGCGGAAGGCCGTCATGTACGGATTCGGCGCGCGTCTGAGCAGGTTCCACAAATAGTGGTTTGTCGCGCGTTCCTTCCCGTCGTCGGTTTGGCGGTACGTCGTGAGCGGGATCTTCCCGATCGCGCTCGAGATGATGCGGACGCAGGCCCATACGGCCGCACTTTGAAGCGCCGACGCTTCCGTGACCTGTTTCCCCGTGAAGGTTGGCTCGACCTCGAAGATGCGATCCCAGGACGTTCTCGGGTTCTCGAGCGAATAGCCGCCCGCGGTCAGGTTGTTCATGTCGGCGTCGCGAAACGAGTCGGCGAGCGCCGAGACTCGAGCGAGCGCGGATTGCGCGGCGACCAGGCTCATAAGATCATCAGCCCTTGCTTCTCGTAAATGCTCGGAACGTGGAACATCGCGCGAGAAGCGGCCAGGATCAGCGCGACGGCGCCGTCGATTCGTTTTCCGCTCGTCGATCGATCCGGCTTCACGGGCCGGATGTTGTCGTTACCGTCGCTTCGCGCGCGGACGCATTTCACGTTCCACGCGAGCACGGGATGATTGCCGTGTCGAAGCCGGCTTTGAAGAGCCCACTCCATGACCTTTTTCATCGGCTCGCTCATGTGCGTGTAGCGTTGCGGAACGGGAACGCACTTCAGCCCGAGCTCTTCGCTGAGCTCGATCGAGAGCTGTAGGGCGTGATGTGGATCGAAGGCGACTTCCTGAACGTTGAAACATTCAGCCGCCCATTTGATCTTTCGCTTTATTACCCGAAGATCGATCACGTCGCCGTCGATAGCCTCTATCTTCCCCTGCTCGACCCAGTTCGAATAAGGAACTCGATCGGCCAGCTCACGCTCTTGCACGCGCTCGCGCGCCATCCAAAAAAACGGCATCACGTCGAACGTATTGTCCGACGGATCCGGAAACAGCAGGACCAGGGAAGTAAGGTCAGTCGTCTCGGATAGATCGAGTCCAAGATAACACGCACGCTCCAGCGTGCGGCGAGTCTCTTTCATATTTCGGGCCCACACTTCCGGCTTCATCCAGTCGGCGTCCATCGACAGCCACAATCCGCAGCGAAAACGCTTGAACGCCGGTTGCCTCGACGGTTGCTGCTTTGCTTCCTCGCATTCGGCGAGCAGCTTCTCGAGCTTGAGGAAGCCGCCGAGCGTGTCGAGTGACGGGTTCGCCTTTTCCCAGTTCTTCGGATCGGTCCAGTCGTCGCCCTCGTCGAGCGCGTAGACCTCGCCGTAAAAGTGCGGATCCTTGAACTCGCCCGAGCGGATCCCGAGCGCGTACATGTGCTCTCGCCAACATAGCGGCGAATCCTGCTCGCTGCTTCCCGCTGTCGTAATCTGCAGAATGAGAGGCTGAGGCCTGGCGATGCTTCCCTTCACGAGGACCTCGTACAGCTCGCGCGCCTTCGCGGTCTTCCAGCGATGCAGCTCGTCGATAATGACGCAGTGCGGATTGATCCCGTCCTCGGCGTCGCCGTCCGCGCTGATGACCGAATAGAAGCTCGAGGGATCGTCGCGCTTGTAAATGCGCCTGGTCGATCGAACGACTTTCAGCCGGCGCCGCAAGTACGGCGAGGCGCGAACCATCGCCGCGGCCGTGTTGAAGACGATGGCCGCCTGTTTCTTGATCGTGGCGGCCGAGTATACTTCGCATGCTGGCTCATTGTCCTCGACCAGGCAATAGAGCGCGATCCCCGCGGCGAACTCGCTCTTCCCGTTTTTCTTTCCGACCTCGAGGTAAGCGCGCGTGATAATGCGAAGGCCCTCGTCGTCGACGTTGCCGAAGACTCGCCGAAGGTAACGTTCCTGCCAGCGAAGCAGCTTGAACGGCGCCAGGCCGCCGGAAGGATGCTTCAGAACTCGCTCGAAAAAGTTACAAACGCGATCGGCTTTTTTGTGGTCGAACAAATGCGCGCCTCGCTCACATCACGAGCTCGTCGTCATCGAAGCCGCCCCGCGGCGCGTCGAGCGAGGATTCATAATCGGCGTCCGGATCGTTCGGCGGAATTCCGTCGTCGACCATGAGGCGAGCTCGCGCCGCCGGCGTCATCCCGAACTCGGACGCCATCCGCTGAACGTTCAGCTTTTCTCGGTTGATGATCCCGATCAACGGATTCTGAATATAGCAGCCGCCAGGCGTTTTGTAGACGAGGACCTCGTCGGGATCCTTGCCGGCGTTCCGATATTCGGCCCTGGCTCGCGCCAGGCGTTTCTTCGCGCTCTTCAGCGTCGCGACCGAGTCGCAAAGGTTCGCGAGAACGATCTGGTCGACGTGGCGGATGATTCCGAGCTTGAAAAGCGCCGCGGCCTGTTCCCGCCAGATCGCGCGCGCCGCGGGATCGAGCCAGCTCGGACACTTCGGAATCGCCGGCGAGCTCGAGAGGTCGACCGTCGAAAGTTTTCGTTTGCCAGGGTTGCCTTCGGCTTCCTTGAGCGCGGTCGGCTTCCCTTTTCGGCCTCTCATTTGTGAGCCGGCCGGTGATCCGGACCCCCCCCGTCCAATTTCGCGGGCGTTTGCGGTCGGC